GTTGCAGACCAATCCCGGCTCCTCCGCTGCCGCGACATCCCGCGCCAGTGAGATCACCGACCTTGAGACCGCTGGCTGCACGGTGACGATATGAGCACACCATACATGGATCAGTCGCGGACCATCGACGTACCGCAGGTTGCACCGCCGAGCGAAGAGGAGCAACAGCAGGCCGAGTGGTGGCAAGGCGAGGACGGGACGTGGTACCTGCGCATCCACGTTGAGCCCGGCGTCCAGCTCTACTCGCCGCACCCTGCGGTCGCAGAGGACGGCACCGTGTTCACGCGCCGCGCCGATCTGACCGAGGAGCAGTGGGCCGCGATGCTCGCACGCTATCCGGCGTGGAGCGAGGCCGACGACTACGCCATCGGAGACCTGCGCCGCTACGACGGGAGCCTCTACCGCTGCGTGCAGGCGCACACGGCGCAATCGGACTGGCACCCGGACGTCGTGCCCGCGCTGTGGACCGTGACCCATCCTCCCGAGATCACGCCACGCTGGGTCCAGCCGACGGGAGCGCAGGACGCTTACGACATCGGCGACCGCGTGATTCACGCCACCGTCGAGGGCGTCGCCTGGCTGTGGGAGTCAAAGATCGACGCGAACACGACTGAGCCGGATCGTGACGGCGATTTCCACCGCTGGTGGGAACCGATCCGTGCGGTGTAATGTGCCGTCGTGGCTGACGCCGGTGACGGAGGAGTAGCGCAAACGTGTATAGACCAGAAGATCAAGGCTTTCTGTCTTGGGTCTTAGACACCTTTGGTGGTGGCAACGCTGATAAACAAGACTCGCTAGATGCTGCTATTCCAGAAGGCGCTGATGTCATCAGATCCCGCAAGCAGTCGCCAATATCAAGGCTTGCCAGCATCTTGCCAGATGCTATCGAAGACCCACTGCGAGAAGGCGTTCGCAATCTGCGTCAGCCGTGGACTGCCGCTCGCAATAGATATAGGTCGAACGAATCGACATCGCTCCCTACAAAGTTTGCGGTTGATGCGATTTCCGCTGGCATTAGCAACCCACTTGAAGCCTTAGAGCCTGGTGGTGGTGGTGCTGCTAGCGCGGCTGTTTCTGCTTTAGGAAAAGCGCCGACTCCCAAGTCAGTTGAGTCTGCAATAGAACTACTTCATAGTTCAGATCCAGACATTCTTCGCCTGCAAGATATTCTTTCCGGTAATTACGGCCAGAAGGCACGCAACAACGCACTAGACCAGCTTGGCGGTGAACAGCAAGCAAGGCTCGTTGTCGAGCGCTCTCGAAACCCGGAAGTTGTAAAAGACGTCGTTGAAGAGTTTGGTGGGTCCGATGTCATCTATCGTGGTGGTGGAGTAGAGCCGTTCATTGATCCCAGCAAAGCAGATGGCACTCCAGTAGCGCGGCGAGTTGAGAGGTATTCAGCAATAGCGCCAGAGTACAGAGACGAGTGGAGCCAAATCCTTGACCCGTACCTTTCTGAGAAACAGGGTTTTTATGACTATGTGCAGAGGGAGGGAAACCCGGATGGCCTATCAGAAGATGAACTGATTGACCGTATTCTTACTGAGGATTGGGATGCCGGGACTCTCTACGAGGGTCTTCGTGAAAAAGCTAACGCCCTTATGGATTTCATTGGGCAAGGAAAAGCTGAAAGCCTAGCACAGCAAAGACTCGTCAATAAAGAAAGACCTGTGGCTGTGTTTGGTGCAAACTTGGATAGGGTTGGCAGGTACTACCTAAAGCGTGCGAACGAAGATCACACTGCTAGGGTTATGCCTTACGTTGTAGACCAAGGGAGGTCTCTTGCTATTGATGGTGGGGGCGCTCGCTGGACAAACATTCCAGCGCAAAACCTTGGTGCAGCGCTAGCAAGAGAGGGTGTTCCTGTGTCTGAGGTGAAAGACGCAGTGCAGTCTATGCCGGATTGGAATAAGCCTTCTATTCAGGGGGTAGATCCTGAATACGGCGTAATGATGGATGAGGCTTCGTTGATGCAGCCCGGTAGTTTTCTGGGAAACATCTTGACCGGATACAACTCTGGTAAGCCCGCGATAGTTTCACCGGGCAGAGAAGCTGGATTTCTTAGGTTGGCAAATGCCGAAAACATTAGGTCAGAAAGACTTGAAGAGTTTGGCAGGTTAGGTCACTTGCTTGGTTATCCAACCACAATCGTAAACCGTGTTCAAGACGGTGCTGGCATCAAGTCTCGGGTAACACAGACGTTTGGCGAAGAGAGACTTCGCCACCTACAAGCGCTCTTTGACCCAACCGCAAAGGGGAAACCGGGCATATGGCGATAGACTTTCTTGAGATCCTTGCTAGTCTCGCATGGCCGTTAGCTTTTTTTGCAGTAGGGTGGCGTTTTGCTACAGTCCTTGACTATATTGCGAAGAGGCCAGACAGAGAGCGTGAGAGTGCGGCCAGTTTCGACACAGAAATCCCGCCTGATCTGGTTGCTATTGCGTACAATGAGACGGAAGAGTGGGCGCAGGAGGAAGTCTTGCGTGCTATTAGAGAGAAATATGAAGCGCTAAATGATTGGAATAGGGTCAGAATAGCCTTCGGTGTAGCCCAAATGGATTGATAATGCGACCCACGAACACAAAGTACACGCTAGAAGCTGCAATTGCGGAAGCAACTAGCCTAGCTAACCCCGTCGATGCAGTAGAGCAGGACCCGAATCAGGCTGTAGTGCCAAACGAGCCTGAAGACGACGGCCTTACTGGCGAAGAGCGCAAGGAAAACCTGCAAAAAGCCCTGTACGGGCACGACTTTCCCCCCTCTTGCGAGGGCATGGAAGACGATGATGCAGCTTGGGTGTCGTGGGCGCGTGGACTTTGGGACTCTCGGTCTAATGCAGTGCAGGAACACCTGCATTTAGTCGAAAGGAACCGTCTTTTTCGCGCTGGAAAGCAGTGGATTAGCTCAAATGGCTCTGGTCCGTGGCGTCCACCTCCCCGCCCGAAGGATGCAGCGCGGGTCGTGTACAATATGGTGGACAAATCGCTAGATCAGCGGCTTCAAATCATCACAGATCAGCGCCCTGGCTTCTCTGTCACCCCCATGACAAGCGATCCAGAGGATAAGCGCAAGGCCCAAGCACGCCAAATGGCGCTTGAGTACCAGTTTGAGCAGCAGGAAATGGAAAAGCTGGGCAGAGAGGCCGCTTTCTGGGCACAGACCGACGGATGCGCTTTCTGGCATCTGTTTTGGGACCCTGATCGTGGGCCTTGGGACGAAAGGATGGCCGACATCCCCGATGATGGCGAAGAAGATGTCGTTCTTCGCAAGCCAATGGGTGATATTGGCAACGAAGTGCTTAGAGTAGAGCAGGTTCGCGTTTCGCCCAACGCAACCTCCACACGCCCCCCTCATTGGGTAGTAATCAGGGAGGTGATCCCCGCATCTGAGGCCGCTTACCGCTATGGGGCGACAGGTGTTCAAGCGGCAGACAGTAAATCACGGGTTGGTAAGGCGTCTGTCACTGACAGTGGCTCTGATTGGGTGCTTTCGCAAACTACAGTTGGCGAGGGGCAAAGACTTCGCAACGAAGAGACAGTTGATCGCTTTACAGTCTACCTTTCACCCCATCCAGACGTACTTCCAGAGGGATTGCACTTGATTGTAGTGGGGGACCGGGTTGTATTCGGCCCTGAAGAGCTTATGTGGGGCATAATCCCCGTTGTGCGGGTGACAGACGGTTCATCTGACCCTTCGTACTTCCCACGTCCCGTAGTAGAGCAGTGGCTAGACCATCAAGTACGCCTGAACGCGCTTCTGTCCAAGTGGGTGGAGAATATCCGTGTCAATGCGGGTGGACGCTTTCTTACTAGGCCGAACGCTGTTGCTACTGAGAGCTTCATGGGCGGCATCACCTCTATGATTGAGGTGCGTGGAGCAGGTCCGCTATCTGAGTCGATTGCCCCCATCAAGGGGTTCTCTGTTGGCACTGATGTAAAAGAAGCGCTCGCCTTGGAGAAGCAGGCGTTTGAAGACGCAAGTGGCTGGAACGTGGTGAGCCGTGGTCAGGTCACAGGAGAGTCAGGTCGAGCGATCATTGCAAATCGTGAGCAGTTGGAGCGCGTATTCTCTCCTGCTGTAAACGCAATGGCTAGAGCCTACACTGATTGGTGTAAGGTTTCGCTATCTGCGATGAAGTGGGGCTACTCAATGGAGCGCTCGCTAGGCACGGTTGGCAAGTCCAGGCCAGACCTTGCTAGGTCTATCTCGTCTGAAGATTTCGACGGACAGGCAGACGTGAAGGTCGAGGCAGCTACGATGATGCCGATGCCAATGGCATTTCGTCTGTACCTCTTGGACAATTGGCTAGCAACGGGAGTCATCGACATCAAGGAGTACCGCCGTCGGCAAATGTTCGCAATCACCCGCGACATGCAGACCCCAGACGAAGATCAGGAAGCCCGTGCCCGACGCATTGCTGACGCAATCCGCATGGGCAGTGAGGTACCCGAACTTCGCTGGCAGGACAACGAAGCTATCCATCAGGATGTGCTCGAAAGAGAGATCCTGTTGCAGGACGATCTTGAGCCTAGTGTTATCGACATTGCTCAAGATCGCTGGGTACAGCTTGCTAATCAAGCAGCCCAGAAGCAGGGAGCGATGGTGCCCCCTGCTGAGATTCAGGAAGGAGCAGCAGGATCAGGCGTCAACCAAACTGCGCGAGCAAGTGCGCCCCCTTCTATTCCCCCGCAAAACGTTCCGCTCTCTGGTACCAATCCCGCCTTTGGTACGGCACCAATCGCACAGCAGCAAGCGGCAGGTACGCCCGATGGTGAGATTCTGGCCCGGATGGCAGACAGACTCTCTATGCAGTAGGAGGCATAATGCCTGAAGCACCAGTGGACATCAATGATGTAATGAGGGATGTAAGCGCAGAAGTATCGGCCAACCTTCCCGGTATGGAGGAAGCAGAATCACCTGATGCAGAATCTACCGCAGAGCCCACCGGAGAAGAGCAGGCACAAGAGGCAGAAGACGCACGGGCCGAGGATCAGGATGCTGTCGATAGCGAAGGCGAGACTAGCAATGAGGGAGAAGAGCAGGATGAAGAAGCAGAGGATCAAGCGAGCCCGTATGTAGACGTACCCACTATCGAAGACGATCTGGCTACACAGTTTTCTGTACTGGATAGCGAGGGCGAAATCGAGATTCCCGCCATCAAGGTAAGGTACCGGGCGGGAGGAAAGGACCGCGAAGACAGGCTCGACCAAGTTGTAAAGATGGCACAGCTTGGTGTATACAACCACGAAAAGCAGCAGAGGTACGAGCAGCTAGAAGAGCAGCTTCCCGCTTACAAGAAGCAGGCGGAGGATGCTCTCTCTGTTCTGCAAACACGCGAGAAGCAGATTGAACGACTGTTGCAAGACGAGCAGTATCTTGCTGCTGTGCGCCAACGGTACGAGCAGGCAAACTCGCCCGAACAGGTAGCGCAGCGAGCACAGACGGAGCTAGAGCGCGAACGCGCAAGGTTCCAGATGGAACGTGTCCGAGAGAAGGGCACGCAGTTCTTCACAAGTGAGGTAAAGCCAGCGCTGGAGACGATCAATAACGCGCTGCCTTCCGTTACTGTGGATGAGCTATCAGAACGCATGGCGAAGGGACTTCGTATGCACACCAGAACGGGACCAGACGGTCAGCCGTACATCCCGCCTGAGAGTTACGATGAAGTCCGGTCGTACATCTTGGAGGATCTGTCTTATTGGGCGCAGGTCCAGCACCAGAAGCGCAACAACTCTTCACCCCAGAGCAAGGGGCAAGAGGACGCGCAAAGGAAGCTGGAGCAGGCCCGAGTACAGGCCCAGAAGGCCAAGCGTGCGGTTGGCAAGAAGACACGCCCTGTTGGCAAGCCCACGCCTGAGCGTGGTCGCAAGAAGGCGCGTGAAATCAAAAACGTCGATGACGCCACCAGCGCAGCGCTGGAAGAGGTGTTGTCTGCAATGAATCTCTAGTAACTAACTCTTTGGAGGTAACAAGAAATGCCCGCTCCTACAGTAATTACGGATGCGGAGCTTACTGGTCTGCTTAAGAACGTCTACTCGCAGTTCCGCGAGAAGGTGCAGAACCTCGTAACTCCGCTGCTTGCCCAGCTTGAGAAGGGAAAGGCTGGTGGACCTCGCAACATGCGTTGGGGAGGAAACAACGTATTCTTTGATGTGGTGGTTGGCCGCCCGGCTGGCTCCACCTTCTCTAGCGGTGGGTACTTCCCGCCTGACACGACTGCCGTTGAGCGGCAGGCGAATGTCGGTGTGGTCCGTGCCTACACCACCCGTCAGATCGACGGGCTCGCCTTCGTTGGAACGCAGTCGAAGGACGCTGCGTTTGAGACGATTGCACAGAAGACCCTTGAGGAGATCAAGGATGCTTCTACCCTGCTGATGCAACAGGCGCTCCACAATAAGTCCGATGGTGTCTGTGCCCTGATCGGTACTGTCACCAGCACGACCGAGATCGTGTGTAGCTCCCCCTATGGCGTTTCTGGCGCTGGTCAGGGTGGACTGCTTCTCTCGGTTGGCGACACGATTGCCGTTCTCGACACTACCGCGTCTGACGCCGTGCTTGGTAGCGCTCAGATTACTGCTGCTACCACCAGCGGGGACAACACCACGTTTACTCTGGATACTGCCATCGCTTCGATGGCTGCTGGAGACAAGCTGGTGAAGGCGACCTCTGCTACCGACACCTCCCACAACGCTGCGATGCACGGTCTCATTGAGATCACGAATCGTGGCGGGGGATACAACGACCTCCACAACATCGACGCCGGGACCTACGGCATCTGGGACGCTACTCGCATGGTTGCGGGTACGGACACCCCTGATGCTGCTACCCCGACTGAGGATGACATTTGGGACCTGATCCAGCGTATCTCTGGCCGTTCTGGCAAGGATGCTATGGTGAAGCCCAACGAGTTCCTTCTGATGACCACTCCGGGAATCGCAAAGAAGATCATGTCGGACCTGACCTCGCAGCGTCGGTTCACTGCTGGCGAGTTCAGCACCACGATCAAGGGCGGCTACAAGGCCCTTGAGGTCTGTGGTATCCCGATGGTGACTGACTACTACGTCCCTGCCGGGACCATCTACCTCCTTCACATTCCGTCTCTTGCGTGGGTTGACGCCCGCGATTGGGGCTTTGTGGAGTTTGAGGGAGCAGGACCGTGGCGGTGGATTCAGGGTCGAGACGCTTTCGAGACTAGCTATGCCTGGTACGGCAACCTTGCCTGCCTCGCTCGCAACGCTCACGGTTCGATCACTGGCTACACCGACACCGCCCGGTACAGCCACCTCGCTGGGTAATCTTAACTGAGGCGAAGGGGTGGGGGCGCAAGCCCCTGCCCCTGAACCTTACAAGGAGCAACAATGGAAGTGATCCTTAACGAGCGCGGAAATCCTGTCCCTCCGACAGAGGTTCAGAAGCGACTGAAGGATATTCATAGTAGGCTGTCGCTGCGGTTCATGGAGGGCTCTTTGAAGTCTCATTGGGCCATCACTATGGATTGGACCAAGAAGGACCCGCGACACGCAAAGAACGACCGAAAGGATAGGGCGTTTGACATCATCGGGTATCTTCCCGTCGGATGCTCTATTGATGAGGCACCAGCGTATCTCGCAAAGACGTTCCGCACGTACCCTCGCAAGGACGTGCAAAGCCTTCTGGACAGGATTGACAAGTTCAATGCTTCCGTGAAGGAAGACGCTGTAGACAAGGCAACTGGCGAAGTCCTTAGCAAGTCAGATCCCACGGGCGGGGCATCCAAGTCCAAGTACCTGGAGTAGCCTTATGTCTATTGCGAGATCAACCCTTGAAACTCTTTGCGACGATTACGCAGAGGGTATCGGGTCTGATCGCTGGAATGAAACGACAATCAGGAGAATCCTTACCTCGGTCCACCAGCAAGAGTGGTCGAGGATTCTCAACGCATCCCCGCGTTACCGATTTGGGAAACGCACTGTCACCACTGATGCAGAGGGCGTTGTAAGCCTTGACGATCTGAATAGTGGAAGTGGTGATAGCTATGAGCGCTGGTACCGTATTCTTGCTGTGACGGACGGCGACGTAGCGTACCAGCAGGTAGAGTTTGACGAGTTCCCAACAGCAAAGACAGGCAGCTATGGACCTAGCTCTCCAAGGTCTTACTACTTGGTTGGCAACAACATACAGATCCTGCCAGATTCAGGAAATCTCCAGCTAAGTATCTACGTGAACCACAGGCCGCAGTTGGTATCATTGCTAGCAGGCGGTGATTCGATTGTGGAGTTTCCTGATGGGCACGAACTGATCTTGGCATACCGCACGGCTGCACTGATGATGATGAAGGGAGCAACAGAGTCTCGCCCAGCAGCAGAGCTTATTGAGCTTGCGAACCAGGAGCGGGCACAGTTGCTAGATGACCTTGCCCGTCGCACGATCAACCCAAGGACGATGGCATACCCAGACGGACCATCAGATTGGGCGGGCCACTAACATGAGTAGGCGCTTGCTAAATGACCAGCAGCCTAGTTGTGCTGGTGGAATCAATACCGTATCTAGCGCAAGCTCTCTTTCGGAGAACCAGCTTCGTCGTGCAGAGAACGCTCGACTTACAGAGTTTGGTGCTATCAAGAAGCGTGGTGGTACTCAGAGGATCTTTGTAAACCAGCTTGCTGATGGAGCCGAGGTGCAAGGCGGCTTCATGTGGCGCAAGGATTCGGGTGACAAGTCCATGCTTATTGTGGCTGGTGGGTCACTTTTTGTGGCGCCAATCAGCACAATCCCGATGACCCCATCCCCGCAGGTGGGGGTTCTCGCATCAACAGGCCAGCCCTCTTTTGCGAAGTTCAGGGACGCGGGTGGCAATGACGTTGTGTACATCGGTGATGGCGGTCAGTTGAACAAGTGGGACGGCACTACCCTTACTACTGACATCAGCCCAGTAAACACCAGAAGCATTGCTGTTCATAACGAAAGGCTGTGGTCCTGCGGCTGTGGCTCGTCCCCGCAAAGCATCTTCTACTCTGACCTGAACAACGGAGATACGCTTGGTGACCCGTCTGCCAATGGCGGTGAGATTGTTATCCGCACGTTTGGCGACCAGATCACACAGGGTGTGATGTCACTTGGCTCCTCTCTTCTGGTATTCCATAGGCGTGGAATCTCAAGGCTGACCGGGTACGGCGAAGACGATATTGTCGCAAGCCCAGACGCAATCACGGGAGACATCGGCGTTGTAGCTCCTCTGTCTATCGTCGAGTACAACAACATCGGGTACTTCATATCTGACCGTGGGCTCTACATCTGCAACGAAGATAGCGTCCAGCGTGTCGGAAACCCTGAGAGACCTGATCCGCTACAGCCTATCCTCCGTGGGATGACAGAGGAAGAGTTGGATAAGGTTGTAGCAGTGATGAACGAGGCCACACAGGAGTTCACCGTATTCCTCCCCGGAGAGGGTGCCTACACGTACAACACCATCCTTAACGCTTGGGCTGGTCCCTTCACTGGTGGCTACACCTCACCCAGCACCACTGCACTCTTCATGTCTATGGACTTCAATGACATACCGCAGTTGTACAAGGGAGACGCAGAGGGGTGGGTTGTACAGTGTGATGTGCCGCAAGTGTACAAGGACAATGTTTCTGCCGACGGGTCGGAGCTATCGGCAACCGTGGTCAACATGTCGGTACAATTCAGAAGGATGTACTTCGGCACACGATCTCTGGCTAAGACATTCCGGTGGGGATACCTCACGGCAGACTTAAGTGGCTCTGACTCTACTACTGTCAGGTGGTCTTCTCAGCTAGGGTCTGGCGTCTATAACTTACCAGCTACGTCTAGCTCGGTGTGGGGCTCAGGTGAATGGGGCTCAGGATCGTGGGGTGGAGGAGAGCTTTCTTTCCGTATCCCGATGAGTGGCAAAGGCTACTACATCGACACAACGGTTATCGACACAAGCTCAACCGGCCTACCAAGTATCAGTAGCTTTGACTTTGAAGCGTACTTGCTAGGCAGGAGGTAGCAATGTCATCGCTAGATACAACTGGCAAAAACCAAGTGCGCCCGTTTACCAGACCAACCGAGTCTGACGTAGTACGAGGAAACGATAACAAGCTACGTGATTCGATAAACCAACACGACTCAGACGAAGAGGCTCACATTGGCGGGGCTTCTTCTTTTGTGCATGAGTTCTTGTTTCTGGGTAGCTGACTATGCCGACGACTCTATCTGTGCTTGGGCAAATTAAGCCAGCAGCAGCAACGAATGAGGATGCCTACACTGTCCCCGCAGATACGGCGGCAGTGCTATCGTCTATTGTTGCTTGCAATGTGGGTGCTGTAGCAACAACAGTCAGAGTAGCCATCCGTGTGGGTGGTGCGTCAATCTCCGATGAGCATTATATTCAACATGATACGTCGCTCGACGGAGATTCGACGCTCGCTTTCAAGTATGGTATCACCCTGTCAGCAGGGGACGTAGTAACAGTCTACTGCGGCAACGGTACCACTGCGTTCAACTTGTTTGGTAGCGAGGTCGGATAATGCCAGAGACAACCGGGAATCACTCGGTTCTCCTTTTCACTAGTCCGCAGAATGGTACGTCACCCATTGATGCGGACGAGGTGAGAGTCAACGACAATACCTTGCGTGAGGCATACGTCACTCACGACGGGGACTCTGGCATCCACGTTCAGTCATCTTCGATATCGGGGAGACCTGCTGCCGGAGTCACTGGCAGGAAGTGGATCGACACCGACGATTACAAGCTCTGGTACGATACCGGAGCTACTTGGGTCGAGGTTGCAGCAACGGACATTACCGGGCTCGACGTTGACTACGGACAGCTTATCAATGTCCCCTCAACCTTTACCCCGGCAACCCACACTCACGATGCGAGTGATATCACCACGGGACTGCTGCTTGATGCTGTAGTTGCGGCGTCGAACATCACTCAGCATGAAGCGTCACTGTCGATTGGCTGGTCGCAGCTTACTTCCGTTCCGGCCACCTTTACTCCTGCTGCACACACCCATGCAGCTAGCGAGATTGTATCTGGCTCTTTTGCTGATGCCCGTATCTCGCAAACGTCTGTTACTCAGCATGAGGCAGCGCTGACCGTAGGGTGGGCACAGCTTACGTCGGTACCCACTACGTTTACGCCTGCCTCCCACACTCATGCTTGGTCGGACATTACATCCGGCTTGCCAGCCTTTACGACCAGGTGGCCTACGTGGGCAGAGGTGACTAGCAAGCCGAGTTCGTTTACCCCTTCTAGTCACACCCACGACTACACGACTGATCTAACGAACGTCCCTAGCACGTTCACTCCGTCTGCCCACACGCACACGGCTAGTGACATCACGGACTTCTCTGAGGCTGTGGATGACCGTGTGAACGGCCTGCTCGTTGCAGGCAGCAACATCACTCTTACCTATGATGATGTTGCGAACACACTCACGATCACTTCTGCTGGTTCTGGTAGCGTAACCAACCTTGAGGATCTTGCGAACGTTGGTGGCACGCCCACCGATGGTCAGTCCTTGGTTTGGAACAACACTGCCGGAAGGTGGGAGCCCCAGACCGTAGGTACTGGTGGTTCTGGCGCTACCGTTATGACCGAGCTTGGCGATGTCACGTTTACATCGCTGGCTACCGGGGAGTACCTACAATACGACGGCGCAGATTGGGTCAATACCACGATTAGCCTTTCTGATCTAGATGACCTAAGCGTTGCCAGCCCCACCGACGGGCATGTGCTCACCTACAACAGCACTGGCGCTCAGTACGAGCTTGCTGATCCGCAGGGTGCGTATACGCCTGCTGCCCACACCCATGTGCCGGGAGACATCCCTTCTCGCCTGACGGGCATCAACGTAGATAACAGCGTTGCCACTCAGGACGATCACTTCTGGAGTTTCCAGCACGCAGACTCATTGGGTGAAGGCACCTACCCGCAGGACTTCGTATTCCTTGCGAGCCTTGGTGGCAACTTGGACGCAGGGTTACAGCTTTCTGCTAGCTATGGATCTGATACCGGGCTATGGTTCCGTAGGGGATCGAACAACGCTGGAGCGCCAAATGGCGCTAACGCCTATCAGCCATGGGAGCAGGTATGGACTGACGCTAGTGACGGTGCTGGGTCTGGTCTGGATGCAGACCTGCTTGACGGGCAGGAAGCTTCCGCTTTCGCAGCCGCGTCTCACACCCATGACTACACGACCGACCTCACCAACGTACCAACCACATTCACTCCCGAGGCCCACACCCACGTATGGGCTGACATCACTAGTGGCGTTCCTACGTTTGCGACACGCTGGCCTGCTTGGTCTGAGGTCACTAGCAAGCCCACTACGTTTACTCCAGCAGCGCATACTCATGCGTGGTCCGACATCACTACTGGTGTGCCCACGTTTGCTACCCGCTGGCCTACCTGGGGTGAAGTAACTGGCAAGCCAAGCACGTTCACACCTTCTAGCCACACTCACGATTGGGCCGACATTACCACGGGTGTCCCGGCGTTCGCTACCCGCTGGCCTTCTTGGACGGAGGTGACGAGCAAGCCAACCACCTTTACGCCATCCTCCCATAGCCACTCAGCCAGCAACATTACGTCTGGTACGTTTGCTAATGCTCGCATTTCGCAGGCCAGCGTAACTCAGCATGAGTCTGCCCTGTCGATTGCGTGGAGTCAGGTTACTGGAGAGCCGAGCACGCTCTCTGGGTACGGCGTAACCAGCATCGACAACATCCCGATTGGTGCAACGACCCCAAGCACAGGCTCGTTCACCACACTCAGCACTACGAGCACTGGATCGTTTGGTGGCAACGTAACCGTAAGCGGTACTGTTACTGCCACTGGATTCTTTGAGTCGTCTAGCAGGGATCTCAAGAAGAACATTGGTCTGTTGGATGATGACCCTGTGGACATGCTGCATACTGTCGATGTCGTTGAGTTCCAGTACAAGGGGCAAGAAGACGATTATGTCAGAATCGGTATAATCGCAGACGATTCTCCTGAGTGGATCACTGGACCCAACGGCAATACGTTTGACATTGCTAACGCAGTCGGACTTCTGATTGCTGCAAACCAGCAGCTAGCGAACAGGGTTGCAGACCTGGAGCGGAGGCTAAATGCCATCGACTAACCAGATGGTCACAGCGACCGAGCTAGACAACGAGGTGGATCTTGGCAACTTCCACCTCAAGAGCGGCCAGACGATTGGTGCGTCTAGCAAATGCGTAGATAGGCTGGAGTTTGAGGGATGGATTGAGAACGACGGGTCTCTTAGCTCTAGCTATGCTGTGAACCAGCTTGTCACGTATGGAGACATGCTTGCAAGCAGGACCATCCCAGCGCCCTCTATCTCCGTAGATAACTCTCGCGTTGGTCCGGTGCTGACGTTCGATAACAACACTGGAATACGCCAATACTCCGTCACGCCAGCAACACCGACTCTCGGCTTTGTGGTAGAGTACCGTGAGTCTGGTTCTGGTACATGGCTGGAGCATGAGACAGTAACCGCAAAGTCATCTACCTATACCGCCACAGGCCCTACAGGACTCAGTTCGGGCACCACCTACGAGTTCAGGGCAAGGCACGTAGACGGTGCAGAAGACGGCGAAAACTCCAGTACGGTCAGTGCGAGCACTACAACGGGTCCGTACTCTACTCCAACCAGCTTCACCGTGACCGACAACGGTACGTGCTTTGGTGGAGAGCCGACCTTCCTTACTAACTTTAGCTGGAGCAACACAGACCCGTACTCTTCCGTCAACATCTACCACTCGTCTAATCTCTCAACTCCAGTAGCAACGGCACTTGCTGGATCAACCTCAGCCAACCATGTCTTTGAGGACACAGACACTCAATACTATGGTGGCTCACAGTTGTACTACATTGAGTATGAGAGGGACGGTATTACTGGCACGCAAGCAAGCGACAGTGCCATTGTTAACGACCCATGCCTGTAGAAGATATACATTCAAGAGAGCAGCTAATGTCAGACACAGGAGAGTACAGCGCCAAGGCGTACGTCTACTTAGAGGTGGCAAGCAAGATTGCTATGGTGTTCTTGCTGCCGCTAATGGTATGGGTGCTCGTCACGGTGCAGCGGCACGACGTGCAGATTGCAGAGATCCGGGCCAATAGATTCACGGCTGTAGATGGACTCAACTTACAAACTCAGATCACCGAGCTTGCTCTAACAACGCAGGCTGCGGTTGAGCAACTGAGGCGTCTGGCGTCCGAGGCAGAAAGGACTGCAAACGACAACCGTTCTCGTATCAGGAAACTTGAGGGAGGTGGGTAGTGAGCGTCTATGACAGCCTTGAGTTTTTTAAAGCTGATGAGTTTGACTATCCAGACCAGATGGACGAGGAGTTTCTTCTGTGGCTTGACGAGGTAAGATCCGCCGCTGGCGTACCTATGGTCATCACGAGCGACTTTCGCCCTAGCGACGACGACAGTACACACTCGCTAGGCATTGCAGTAGATGTTGCTGCGGCGAGCGGGCGTTGGCGTTATCTTATTGTCAAGGCTGCTCTTGCCTGTGGGGCAAAGAGGCTGGGCGTGTACGACAAGCACATCCACCTGGAGCTTCCAGTTGGAAGGCATAAGCTTCCAGAACACATCCCAACACCTTCGCTATGGGCTGGCAAGAGCAAGTGACTAAACCACTTACAGAGGGGAAGTAAACCATGAAGCTGTCTTACGGAAACGTAGTAGGAATCCACAATTCGCTAGAGGATCTGTTTGCGAATGACTCAAAGCACAGCGCTGTCGTTTCGCTGTGCGTTGCAAGACTTCGCAGGGACATCAGCAAGCTTGTGGAAGACTACAACGAAGTGCGTGATAAGATTCTCGCAGAACGGCGTGACCCAAAGACCGGGTACATCCCCGAAGACGAAAAGGAAGCTACCCTCAAGGAGTTGAACGAAGCCCTTGAGGTAGAAGCCGTCGATCTGTCTGATCTTCCCCGCATCCCTGAGTCCCACATTATTAGCGAAGGCGTTCGTCTCAACGACAAGGCCCTCGCAACGATTGTTCACTTCGGGCTCATTAACCCCGACGAGTAGGAGAGTGTGATATGGCAATCGACCCACTGACCGGATCTCTAATTGTCGGAGGTCTTAGCGGACTTGGGCAATTTTTCGGTGGCCGCAATAGAGACGAGCAGGCAGACAGGCAGTGGCGCTTGGCCCAAGAGCGCTTGAACCTAGAGCGCATGGAAGCTGGTAGGCGTCAGTACCAAGATCTTCTAGAGCAGCGCAGGCGTAGGGCTGTAGCTAGAAACGCTGCGCCCATCCTGAATAATCTTGCCACCGCAAGCTTTAGTAACCCCGGTGGGACACTGGATATTCAGGCCCTCCTTGCGGGAGCCCAGCGCGGTGGTGGTGGAAAGTCCATGCTAGATGAAATGCGAGTCAATGGACCCGGAAGTAGAAGGAAAACCGGGGGCGGGGGGATCGCTTCACACTTGATCCCACAGGTCAAGAGGTACTAATGCCAACGAGCAACACAGCGTTTGGGGCTCTCCCTTCCCCGCAAGAACAGGCGGGGACTCCTGCAAGCCAGCAGCTACAGCAGCAGCAGCAGGCGGCTCAGACCTCACAGCCCACGCAGAATCAGACATTTTCTGATATGCAGAAGGCAGGTCAGGCACGCCCAGCCCCTACGTCTACGCAGTACACAACTGCACAGGTAGCGCAAAACTCACCGACCATGCAGCAGAGGTTGGAGCAGGTACTTGCTAACTTTCAGCAAGCGCCATCTAGGTTTGACGCTGAGTTGTTCAATCAGGTTCGTTCGGCGCAGCAGGCCAACATCAACGAAGAGTTCTCTGAACTACAGCAACGGCTTAACGAGGATCTTGCGAGACGGGGACTTTCTGCAAGCACGATGGCAGCGGAGGATCTTGGTGGCCTGATGGGCGATCAGTCCCGAGCCCTTGCCGACCTTGACGCACGACTTGCCCTTGAGGCCGCGACCACTCAGGCGCAGGACAGGGGGCAGTTGGTGCAGGGTCTTACTGATGCAGCGCGTCTGGAGCAGGGTGGAGATCAGTTCCAGCAGGAGTTGGCTCTACGCCTTGGTGAGCTTACCGGAAACGTCGGTGGTCAGGATACGCTTGGAAGCAGGCAGCTTGACCTACGTGCTCAAGAGATCCAGCAGCAGGCACAGCTTGAAGGTCGCTCGCTGGACATTGACGAAGCTCGGCTTGAGGCCGATGTGGAGATCCAGCGTGAGCAGATGGCAGAGCGCAGGGAGCAGTTCTACTCTTCGCTCAGTCAGGAAGAGAGCCAGTTTGCAAGAAGCTTGTCACAGCAGAGGGAGCAGGCTCTTGCCGAGCTTGGTATCGACCAGCAAAGCCTCGACCTGCGTGAGCGTGAGATTGCGAAGGAGTACGCGGCGCGTGGCGAAGAGCTTGATTTCCGTAAGATTCAGGCAGAGGCAGAAAACCAGCTTCGACGGGAAGCCATGGCGCAAGAGCTTGAAATGCAGGGCATCGACATTGCAAGTCAGGAAGGGCAGGCGGCACTCGACAGGGCGCTTGAGTATGAGCGCTTGGCCGAAGAGTCCCGTGCCCGCATGGCGGCAATCGGTGTTGATGAGCGCAGCCTAGACTTGAGGGCAGAGCAGATTGCTAACGAGTACGAGTTGCGTGGGGAAGAGATAGACCTGCGGGAAGCTATCTCGCAGGCAGAGATCGGCCTTGCAAGAGAACAGTACCTCAAGAGGTTTGAGTCCGAAGAGGCCGACAGGCGCACTCGGGAGTACATTGAAGAGATGAAGGATGACTTCAACTACGACAATATGCGCTCCAGAGAA